ATTAAAAAACTGAAATTAAATCGTTGTTATGATCATGTTGCACATATACTAAATCGTCTAAATGGTATATCTGCACCCGTATTATCACGTGAAGTTGAAGAAAAATTACGATTTATGTTCAAAGAAATTCAATTCAGTTTTGTAAAACATTGTCCCAAAAAACGTAGTAACTTTTTGTCATATTCTTTTGTATTATATAAATTCTGTGAATTACTTGAACTGGATGATTATTTACCTTGTTTTCCACTCTTGAAAAGTCGAGAAAAATTATATATGCAAGACAAGATTTGGCAAAAAATATGTGAAGATATGAATTGGGAATTTATACGCACCGTTTAAGGATATTAAACACATTGTTTATTACTAAAATGTCCACATCAATAATTCATGTTGGATTTGATATGGGTATTCGAAATTTGGCGTATTGTGTTATTGAACATAATGAATCTGTATGGAAAGTAAATGCATGGGACAATGTTGATTTATTAGAAGATGGTAAATCTGCACAAGATGCTAAAAAATGTGGTGCATGCAGTGCAGCTGCGAAATGGATTGGCGAAGGTATTAAATGGTGTAATGGATGTGCGACCGGCGTACGTCGTAAAAAAAGCGCATCACGTATTCCTACACTTCCTACACTTCCATCCTCTGCTGCTTCTGGATTAAAAGGATTACGTGCATTGGCTACGGAAAAAGGAATGCCTGATGTCAAAAAAGCAAATAAAGATGCAATTTTAATATGGTTAAATCGCATGTATTTAATTCCATGGAAACCAGAAAAAGCTGGAAATGTTGCACTTCAAACAATTTTGCAAAAGATGGATATTTGGTTAAATTCTGTACTTCCTACATTTGCTAGTGCATCGCTTATTCGTCTTGAAAATCAGCCTGTTATGAAAGGTCCTACTATGAAATCCGTTCAGATTATATTATTTACATTATTATCACATCGTCTTGAGCGCGAATATAAATGGAAAGGTACTATTGAATTTGTACACGCAGGTGTAAAAACACGTGGAGCGCCTGCTACTGCGCCTGCGACAACCACGCCCGCACCCACAACGACGACTACTGCAAAAGATAGTGATGCATATCGTGCACGTAAACAAACTGCGGAATCGGAAGTTGAGCGTTTATTAACTGAACGTGGCTCCGGTGCTGAATCATGGTTAACATTTTTCAAAAGCCGCACGAAAAAGAGTGATTTGGCTGATGCGTTTTTAATGGCATGGCGGCGTTAAACGCAGCCGGATGACCATGCGGTGTATGTCTTAAAACTGTACCGCCTATGATACAAGATAGAATGTCCGGTTCAGTATTGCGCATCGGTGGTGATTTACCCATCACAGATATTTCAACTCTACCAGCGGATGCAGGTGGTTCAACAATTGAAATTAGCAATATCAATGATTTTGATATTGGTTTACTTGGAAATCAACGTAAATTAGTATCTACACCTCCCCGGACACCTGGGGGGGCTGGTGGTTCTGATATTCAAGAAATTTCATTAGGTGGTGGTAATAATGGCAGTGATGGTATAGAATTTGTTAATCTAGAAGATACTGCAGTATCGTATGATGTTAGACCACCACCATCAAATGGCGATTCAATTCGAATTGTCCGTGATAGTGAACCTGTTATGCGACTAGGTGGTGGTATTGGAAACGGCGGTAGTTCATCATTTGTATCAGCACCGCCTCCAATGTCTACATCAGCTCCAATGGGTACAACCGCTGCTCCTACTGCTCCAGTATCCTCTTCATCCTCAGGATGGTTTTCTGGTGGTGTAGCTGCACCAACAGCAGTACCTGCACCTGAAAGTGGTGGATTTGCAAATAAATTGAAAACATTATTTGGCGGCGGCAGTACTCGTGATAATGCAACAAATAACGGTTCAAATAATGCAAGTGGATATGCAGCACCAATTTCACAACCTGTATATCTGACACCTGAAGAAGAAAATGCTAAAAAGATGGAAGGTTTAACATTATTGGAACGCATGGATCGCAAAGGTATTGGTGGTACAAAAATGACAATTGCAAATACATTGGATGAAATTAATGCTGAAGTTGCACGTCGTAAAGATTCCAAAGGATTGGAAGCTAGTATTCGTTTCCAACGCTCAATGATGACAACAGTTACAAGTGGTATGGAATTTTTAAATAATCGTTATGATCCACTAGGATTGTCATTGGATGGTTGGTCAGAACAAGTCAATGAAAATATTGAAGATTTTGATGAAATTTTTGAAGAACTCTATGATAAATATAAAGATAAAAGCAAAGTTGCACCTGAAGTACGTCTTGTTATGTCTCTTGGTTTATCTGCAGCCATGTGCCACATTACAAATACAATGTTCAAATCGAAGATGCCAGGTATGGATGATATACTGCGCAAAAATCCAGATTTAGCACGTCAAATGGCACAAGCTGCAGCAACACAAGCTGTAGGACCAGGATTTGCAAACTTTGTAGGTATGGGTATGCCTAGTGGATCAGGTAATCGTGGAGGAAATATGACACCTCCAACAATGCGTCAACCTTCTGCTCCACAACCAATGCCATCTATGAACTCAATCCATGAAGATGATCGTCCAATGTTTACCCCGCCAATGGGATCTGGAATTGGTGGACCAATTCCAAACATGGATCCACGTGGTGGTATAGATATGAACGGTGGTGGTCATACAATGACAGCACGTCGTGAAATGCGTGGACCAAGTGGCGTAGAAGATATTTTACGTACATTAGAAACAGCGGGCGGTGCTGCACCAAATCGTGCTGTTCCACCACCCGCTCAAAATATCGATTCAGAAGATTTGGGTAGTGTACACAGTGGAATGACTGGTGTTACTACTGAAACCATGCGTCGTCAAGGATTGAATCGTCGTCGTAAACCGACCACAACACAACCAACCGGTGCAACATTAACACTCAATGTATAACACAATTGATATACGGATCGTAAATAATTTTTTATATTATGGTATATATTGTATCCGACCATAATATAACATATGTCGGTAAATTCGGAACGTTGTATGAAACACAAATGTAATCATCACCATCACCACACTCAACATTACGCATGTATTGGTCCTACAGGACCAACAGGACCTACTGGTATTAAAGGTCCTATAGGTCCTATAGGTCCAATGGGATCAACTGGTTCAACCGGTTCAACAGGCTCAATGGGTGCAATGGGTTTTACAGGTGCAACAGGTCCAATTGGTCAAGAAGGTCGTTTAGGTCCAATGGGTCCAACCGGTCCAGCCGGTTCTGCTGGACAAGAAGGTCCAATGGGTTCAACGGGTCCAACTGGTCCAGCCGGTTCAGCTGGTCAAGAAGGTCGCTTAGGTCCAACAGGTTCAACGGGTCCAATGGGTCCAACCGGTCCAATAAATCCCAATAGTTCAACGGGTCCAACTGGTCCACAAGGTCCAATGGGTCCAACAGGTCCACCGAATAATAATACAGTATTTGTATTTGCAACAAGTGAATCTGTAAATAGTGGACATTTTATCGGATGTGGTAATTCATCTTCAAGTATAGTTCGAAATACTATTGTTGTACCCTTCCAATGCGAAACGTCGTATTTAATGTTAAATTTAAGACAAGGTTCAAATAATCATGAATATTATGCAACATTATGGATTAATGGATTACCATCATCATTATCTGCAATTATACCATCCAATATAAGCACACAATGTGCATTAGGATCAGGCGTTTTACAATTAAATCCATGTGATTTAATTACAATTCAAATTACCTATTCAAATGGAACTGGTGGCGGAGCATTAGCAGATGGAGTATGTATTTCACTCGTTGTTAAAACCCAATAAAATTACGGATCGTGGTGATTGTATGAATTACGATCCATATAATCAATATACTATAAATTTAATACCCGATAACTATTTGTTATATCATAATATAACACATATGTCATCGCCACCACAATCACCAACTTTAAATGGAGACAGCAATAACAGTGATACCAATAGCACTAGTAGTGTTGAT